TTACTTTTGGAAATGGAACTTAATAGGAGCTTAACATGGCTTACCCCGCTGTTAACGGCCCTTACGGCCTAGTTCCGGTTAAACTGCTTAGCGGCGTCCCCTTCGTGGGCGTTACTCGCACCTACAAGATTGCTAGCGGCTACGCTGCTAACATCTTCAACGGCGCAGCTGTTAAGTTGGTAACCGGTGGAACCATCGAAAACGAAACTGCCGACGCGGCAATGGCTGTTATCGGTGTATTTTTGGGATGTTCGTACACTGACCCGACTCTTGGTTACAAGGTCTTCCGTCAGTACTACCCCACTGGCACTGTAGCAGATGATATTGAAGCTGTAGTTGCTGATGGCACTGACGTCCTGTTCAAAGTCGCTGTATTGTCTTCTGCTGGTGGCGATGCCGCAGTAATTGGCGATCTGGCTCAGACTGATGTTGGCGCTAACGTAGCCATGATCACTCCTGATTCAGCTGGTGATACTGCTACCGGCAACTCTGCCATCGGTATCTCGGACACTTCTGCCACTACTGACACCCTGCCTTTGCGCATTGTTAGCTTGGTTGAAGAGACTAAAAACTCATCTGGTGGTTACACTGAAGCCCTCGTTAAATGGAACGCAGGTCATCAGTTTAACAACACCACTGGCGTATAAGGAGTAACGCAACATGGCAATTTCACGCGCCCAGTTATTGAAGGAGCTACTCCCCGGACTTAACGCTTTGTTCGGTCTTGAGTACGCGAAATACGGCGAAGAGCACAAAGAGATTTTCGAGACTGAAAGCTCTGATCGTTCTTTTGAAGAAGAAACCAAGCTGTCTGGCTTCTCTGCTGCACCTGTTAAAAACGAAGGCTCTGCCATCGAATATGACAACGCACAAGAAGCATGGTCTGCACGCTACACTCACGAAACCATCGCGATGGGCTTCAGCATCACTGAAGAAGCTATCGAAGATAACCTGTATGACTCACTGTCTGCTCGTTATACTAAAGCGTTGGCTCGTGCTATGGCGTACACCAAGCAAGTTAAGGCTGCTTCAGTTCTCAACAACGCTTTCTCTGGCACCACTTACGGTGACGGCAAAGTATTGTGTGCTACTGATCACCCACTTGTTTCTGGCGGCACCAATGCTAACCGTCCTGCTGTAGCTGCTGACCTTAACGAGACTTCACTTGAAGCCGCCGTTATCGGTATCAGCCAGTGGACTGATGAGCGTGGTCTTCTGATCGCAGCTCAGCCCAAGAAACTCATTATCCCACCTGCGTTGCAATTCGTTGCTACTCGCCTGTTGGAGACTGAGGGTCGTGTGGCTACTGCTGACAACGATCTTAACGCCCTGCGCAACAACGGCTCTATCCCCGGCGGATACTCCGTTAACCACTACCTGACGGATACCAATGCTTGGTTCCTGATGACCGACATCCCCAACGGCTTGAAGCACTTTGTCCGTACTCCGATGTCTACATCTATGGATGCAGATTTCGATACTGGCAACAGCCGCTACAAAGCTCGCGAGCGATACAGCTTCGGCGTATCTGACCCGCTGGGTGTGTACGGAAGCCCCGGTGCCTAATTAGGCATCTACGGAAAGGGGAGCTTCGGCTCCCCTTTTTTATGCTTTAGCAATATCTTCTACAAAAATAGCGCCCAAAAGCCCTGTAACCACAAGTAAAAACCCGATCAACATAGTAAACTCCTCCACAGTGAGGCCGTATTTTATGCGTTCGGGTACGCACTGACTAATGAACTTCTAGCATCACGCCCATGCAGGAAACATAACGGTTGACTTATTACTCCGTGATGTGTACAAATACGTTTACGGGAAAACTTATTGGGGCGTCTGACAGTACCCGGCTGACGACATGCAGACAGACACCCCCCAAACTAGCATGTGAGGATTTAACATGGGACGTACTACTTTTTCAGGCCCAGTGGCTTCTGATAACGGTTTTGAAGGCGACGTAACCGGCGACGTAATCGCTGCTGACGTAACTGCCACTGATCTTACTGTTTCTGGCGACTCTTCTATCGACGGCGCGAGCATCATCATGGCCAACCTACCTACTTCTGATCCGTCAGTTGCCGGTCAGATTTGGAGTGATAGCGGCGTTCTGACTGTATCGGCAGGTTAATCCCTAGAACTAACTAGAGGAGAAACTCATGCCTAGTTCAGACGTTAGAACCAAACGAGTAGCCGCAACAGGCTCTCTCGCTGTAGGCCCAGCGCGTATTCGCCAAATTCAAGTGCTCACCACTGGTGGTGGCGCTGGACGCTTGGAGATTACCGACGGCAGCGGCGGCAGCACGGTACTTGACATTGATTTCTTGGCTTCGGACTCTCACTCGGTGAACATCCCAGATTACGGCATACGCTGTGAGTCTGACGTTTACATTGAGACCTTTACCAATATCAGTGCAATAACTGTATTCTACAGCTAATCTTATGCGCAGATATTACGCATCGGGTGGCCGAGTAGACAAAGGGAAGATGGCGTGCAACAAGCCTAAACGCACGCCATCACACCCTAAGAAATCTCACGTTGTTAAGGCGTGCGAGAGCGGCAAGGAAAAGGTAATCCGTTTTGGGGAGCAAGGCGCTAAAACCGCTGGCAAACCCAAGGCTGGAGAATCTGATCGCATGAAGAAAAAACGTGCGTCCTTCAAAGCTCGCCACGCCAAAAACATCAAGAAGGGTAAAATGAGCGCTGCCTATTGGGCAGACAAAGCGAAATGGTAGGTAATACCAGATGGCTATAAGTAGGAGCAATCTAATGAAAAGCATGACAGATGCAGAGAAAAAAGCAAAGTTTAAGCAAGACATAAAAGATCAGACTTACAAGGAAGAAAAGTTTAAGTACGAACAGCGGAAGAAGGGCGAGAAAGGTAGTAGCGCTAACAAGAAGATTAACAAATTCTTTGACGGCGTCGGCGACAAAATGCGCAACTCTCGGTTCGGAGAGGGTGCTAGGGAAGCCGGCACCGGAACATCCTCTAGGGATGACGAGGCACAAATGCGAGCGCGCAAAGAAGTTTATGGGTACGCCAAAGGTGGTATGGCTAAAAAGGGTAAAGATATGAAAGGCATGAAGAAGATGGCTAAAGGCGGCATGGCTTGCGGAAGCAAGAAATACGCTAAAGGCGGCAAAGTACGTGGCGCAGGTTGCGCTAAGAAAGGCGTACGTCCCTGCAAGATGGTCTAATGAGACGCTACTATAAGACAGGCGGGACGGTGAAGGACGACTGCTACCGGAAGGTAAAGTCTCAGTACAAAGTCTTTCCGTCCGCTTATGCTTCTGGAGCTATAGCCAAATGCAGGAAGAAAAAAGCTAGTGGCCGTTCGTAAAACCGAAAAGGGCAAAGCGCTCAAGCGGTGGTTTAAGGAAGACTGGAAGGACGTCCGCACGGGTAAGTCTTGCGGGCGTAAAGCCGGTGAGAAACGCGGTACTCCGTATTGCAGACCCACAAAACGTGTGTCTAGCAAAACACCTAAAACTTCTGGTGAGATGACCGCGGCAGAGAAAAAATCTCGGGTGGCCCAGAAAAAGAAACTGGGTCAACCGGCGGGTAAACCTAAACGGGTTACACCCTTGAAGAGGAAGAAGAAGTAATGGCTACGTCAGGCACTTCAGCGTTTAACATGGACTTCACGGAGATTGCCGAGGAAGCGTGGGAACGTGCCGGACGTGAAATGCGTTCTGGGTACGACTTACGTACCGCTCGTCGCTCAATGAACTTGATGACGATTGAGTGGCAGAACCGAGGCATTAACATGTGGACTATCGACGAAGGCACAGTAAGCCTCGTCGCTGGTACATCAGAATATACGCTGCCAGCGGACACGATTGATCTGCTGGAGCATCAAATACGTACGGGTGCAGGCAATGCCTCAACCCAACAAGACTTGACGATCAGCCGTATTAGTGTAAGCACGTACGCCTCGATCCCAAACAAGTTAGTACAGGGACGTCCAATTCAGTTGTATATCGAGCGCCTGCGAGACGCTCCTAAGATCAACGTATGGCCTGTACCGGACAGCAACGACTATGTGCTGTCTTACTGGCGTATGCGTCGCATTGAAGATGCTGGCGACGGCATGAATACTGCGGACATGAACTTTAGGTTCTTCCCGTGTTTGGTAGCGGGCTTGGCCTACTACATAGCTATGAAAGTACCAGAGCTTACTGAGCGGGTGCCCATGCTGAAGCAAGTGTACGAAGAACAGTTTGAGTTGGCCGCTGCGGAGGATAGAGAGAAAACGCCCTTCCGGTTTGTCCCTCGCATGATGCGGGTGTAAAATGGCTACACGGTTTGCTTCGTCAAGGAAAGCTCGCGGTATATGCGACGTATGTGGATTCGACTACAAGCTCACTGAGCTTAAAAATGTCTACGTCAAAGGCCGCAACACGAACACAAAAGCCTGTAGAGAGTGTTGGGATTATGATCACCCACAGCTTAAACTAGGCGAGTTCCCGGTTGACGATCCACAAGCGATCCGAGATCCACGCCCAGACAATGCGGAATATGCGCAAAGTCGAGCACAGATTATCCCAGTACGGCCAGCGGTTGGCACTGGATTTATCGGCACTGTTACAGTGTCTATCTCATAGGAGAGACAGAGATGCGTAAGAAAATGAACAAGTCGTCTTGCGGTAGCAAAGACAAGAACGTAAAGAAAATGGCTAAGGGCGGCGGCGTAAAAGTCCGCGGCACTGGTGCTGCAACTAAAGGTTTGTATGCTCGAGGGCCAATGGCGTAAGGCATGAATTACACTGAGCTGAAGGCTAACATACAGGACATCTGCGAGAACACGTTTTCGGACGATGAGCTTGCGATGTTCGTGCAGCAGGCTGAGCAGACTATATACAACACTGTTCAGATCCCAGCGCTACGTAAAAATGTTACTGGGAATCTAACTTCCGGCAACAAATACTTGAGCTCGCCTTCAGACTTCTTGTACTCATACAGCCTAGCGGTAATTGACGGTACGGGCGAATATCACTTCTTGCTGAACAAAGATGTGAACTTTTTGCGTGAGGCTTACCCCAACCCGAACAGTACGGCTTTGCCTAAGCACTACGCTTATTTTGACGAAGACAGCTTTATCGTTGGCCCGACACCGGACAGCGGCTATGAAGTTGAACTTCACTACGGATACTACCCAGAATCAATCGTCACCGCTGGAACCACATGGTTGGGCGAGGAGTTTGATTCTGCGTTGTTAAACGGGGCGCTAGTACAAGCGATCCGCTTTATGAAGGGTGAGGCAGACTTGGTCGCCATGTACGAGAAATTGTACATCCAAGCTGTTACACTGCTCAAGAATCTCGGTGATGGTAAGCTCCGCGAGGATACCTACCGCTCGGGGCAGCCACGAACCAACGTCGTATAGGAGACTAACTAATGGCTATTACACAAGCAATGTGTACTTCTTTCAAGGTTCAACTCTTGCAAGGGCAACACGACTTTACTAACTCTACTGGCGATACTTTTAAAATCGCCTTGTATACTTCATCTGCTACTTTAAGTGCCGCTACTACTGCGTACACTACTAGCAACGAAGTAACCGGTACCGGCTATAGTGCTGGCGGCAACACGTTGACTAACGTAACTCCAACTTCTTCTGGCACCACTGCCTATGTTGATTTTGCGGATACTACTTGGTCTTCGGCCACTATTACCGCTCGTGGAGCGCTGATCTATAACTCTAGTGACAGTAACAAAGCTGTGGCAGTTTTGGACTTTGGTTCAGATAAGACTGCTACTGCTGGTGACTTTACTATTCAGTTCCCTACAGCTGACGCTTCAAACGCTATCCTCCGTATAGCTTAATTGGGGGCATGCAATGCCCCACCTCGCGGAGTTCGTGACGACTTACCCTAATACAGTTGTGGAGGGGTAAGTCGTGGCGTCTTTTGTAGGGGGAGCGAACACAACCGGCGATAATCAGCTTTCGTTCACTATAGACCTTAGTGGGATAAGTCTACAAGCCGGAGACATGATAGTTGTAGCCCTAACAGCAGGCGGGGGCAACTATACCGCTTGGTCTATTCCGGGATACACTGAAGCGTACCGGGCTATTCGCGGATGCAGGGCAATTACCGCTTACAAATTGTCCGACGGTACGGAGACTTCCGTAACCGCATCCACTACTGGCACCCGCACGCTACGACGAGTCACATTTGTAGCTGCAGTATTTCGCGGTTTAGAGTATGTAAAAGTCCCCGTATCCTTTACCACTAATACTTCCGGTAACCCTGATCCCCCGGCAGTAAGTGTAGAGGCGGATGACTGGGTACTCGCAGTTGGACACCTAGACGATGATGATGTAGCCCTTGACCCGCCTTCTGGGTATACGACCGCTTCTAGGACTACCCCTTCAGGACAGGGGTCGGCTACATCCACAGCATATAAAGCTATAACTTCTGCGGGAACTGAAGACCCCGGAGCTTTTAGTGGCGGCAATGACGCGTGGGTTGCCGGGACGTTAGTTTTGCAGGAGGAAGCTCCCCAGCCTGAAGGTGTAACTGTATCGCCTACTGGAGTATCTGCTACAAGTGTATTGGGGTCAGTACAAGCCATACCAATAATTGATGCAGTAGTAACGCCTACTGGAGTATCAAGTACCGGGGAAACTGGGCAGCTTAACCCGCCCGTAACAGGTGTTCAGGGGTTGGCGCAAGTAGGAACTCCTCGAGTTACTGCACAAAACACCAATTTTACTGGGTGGGGCCGAAGTACATGGAGTTCCGGCCCTTGGAATGGCCGCATATCAGTACCAATAACAGTCCAGCCCACTGGCGTTCAAGCTACTGCGGCGCTAGGCAACGAAACTGTAACAGCAGATGCCTTAGTACAACCCACTGGCGTACAAGCGACAAGTGCAGTTGGTTCAGTAAGTGTCACTGCGATAGAGAACGTCACAGTACAACCTACTGGCGTACAAGCGACAAGTGCAGTTGGTTCAGTAAGTGTCACTGCGATAGAGAACGTCACGGTTCAGCCTACTGGCGTACAAGCGACAAGTGCAGTTGGTTCAGTAAGTGTCACTGCGATAGAGAACGTCACGGTTCAGCCTACTGGCGTACAAGCGACAAGTGCAGTAGGTACGGTAACCGCTACAGCGATAGAGAACGTCACGGTTCAGCCTACTGGTGTTTCCGCCACAGCTAACATAGGCAACGTAACTGCCACAGGCTCGGCGCTACTCAACCTGACCGGCGTTTCTTCTACAGGCCAAGTTGGGTCTGCTACTATCATTGGTGCGGGTACCACAACTCCGTCTGGGATCGAGGCTACAAGCGGAGTTGGTACTGTAGCTATCACAGGCTCGGCGCTACTCAACCTGACCGGCGTTTCTTCTACCGGCGCTATCGGTACTGTTAGTACCACGGGAACCGCAGAAGTAAACCCGACAGGCCTTGAAGCCGCCGGAGCAGTAGGCTCAGTAACAGTTGCCGCAGATGCCCTAGTCCAGCCTACCGGCCTTGAAGCCACAGGTGCAGTAGGTTCAGTAAGTGTCGCTGAGGGCACTGGAGTATTCCCGACGGGTGTAGAAGCGGCTGGCGATACCGGAATCGTTACAGTAATAGAGGGCGCGGGCGTAAATGTGCCCGTATCAGGCCTTGAAGCCACAGGTGCAGTAGGCGATGCCGAAGTAACTGGAACCGCTGAAGTACAACCGTCAGGCATAGAAGCCACCAGCGCAGTAGGTTCAGTAGATGTAGCAGCTGACGCTTTGATACCCGTGACCGGCGTAGGCGCATCTGGAGAGCTTGGCGAGGTTACTGTAACGTCGGATGCGACAGTTCAGCCCACAGGCCTACAAGTTGTCGGCACAATAGGTAACGTAACCGTCGTTGCCCGTGCAAACGTACAGCCTACAGGGCTTGAAGCCACAACCGCAGCAGGCTCGGTAAACGTAGCCGCCTCCGCGGTTGTGGTACCGACAGGAGTGTCGGCCGCAGGTGAGTTAGGTGATGCAAATGTAACCGCATCTGGTAACGTGTTACCTACTGGACTTAGCGCTTCGGGGCAGGTAAACTCGGTAACAATTCAGACTGTAACGCGAGTAAATCCGACAGGAGTCAGCGGAACCACTGCGTTAGGGTCAGTTACAGTCGTAGCCAGAGCTACCATAACCCCCATAGGGGTTGCTGCAACAGGGCAAACAGGCTCCCCCAATATATGGAGCTTAGTAGATGATGAGCAAACGCCAAACTGGGTAGATGTTGAAGACGGCCAAACGGCTGACTGGACAAACGTATCGGATTCTCAGTCGCCAGACTGGGTAGACGTAGCATAGAGGTTTAACAAATGGCAACTGGATATACAAACATTCTCAAACTAGCGCTCCCCGTATCGGGAGAGCTTGTTGGTACGTGGGGTGACACGGTAAACGACGAAATCACCCAGATGGTAGAGCAGGCTGTCGCTGGACGTGCAGTAATAGATACGTGGTCAGCTAACTCGCACACGCTCACCACAGCTAACGGGGCTACCTCAGAATCTCGCTGCGCGATTATCTACATGAGCGACACTGGTAATCAGCTGACCGGTGCCGGCACGTGTATTTGCCCTGCTGCATCTAAGATTTACGTAGTAACTAACGCTACTGGCGAGACCATCACGTTCAAGACCGCTTCTGGTACTGGGGTGGCAATCGCGGACGACGCTACCGATGTGGTATTTTGTGACGGCACTAATGTTTTGTCGGCAACCCCCGATACTGGCATATCCGCGGTAGTAGATGACACTAGCCCACAGCTAGGTGGCGATCTAGAAGTCAACGGCAACGACATAGTCAGTGCTTCTAATGGCAATATAGACATAGTGCCTAATGGCACAGGCGCTATAAACTTGACAGCAGACAACACCGCTTTTGGTGGCGGCGTAACTGAGACCGTGTATAGCCTATCAGGTACTGTCTTACTGCCTAGTAACGGCACGATCCAAACTAAAACACTTACCGGCAACACTACGTTGACAGACTCGCTTTCCGCCGGCCAGTTTATAACGCTCCTAGTTGACGATGGGGCAGCTTTTACCATAACGTGGCCTACTATAACGTGGGTAACTGATAGTGGCACTGCGCCTACGTTGAACACGTCTGGGTACACCACTATACAGCTGTGGAAAGTTGGTAGTACTCTGTATGGAGCCCGAGTGGGGGACGCCTAATGCTTCCAGACAAACTACGTGCCGCTTCTGTCCCATCCGAACCTAACGCGTGGGAGCTAGCTTTCGCTACGTATACGGGCGACGACCAAGCTACAGCCTACCTCGACATATATGGTACGGGGCCGGTAACTAGTGATCTTGTATACGCGACAATGAACTCCGCTGGGACTAAAGTGCTTGCCCTTAGAAACACGGGCATAATGTCTATAACATTATCTACTGCATGGGATGGGGATACCTCAGTCCAATCTAGCGGACGCACCGTGGCGGAGGTTTCTAGCCTACAAGGGATAGCCGCTAAACCCGACGGCACTAAAGTATACGTGGTGGGGGGTAGTCCAGCTGCCATAGCACAATATGATTTAAGTACCGCATGGGAAATAGGTTCTGCTAGCTACGCAAACACTTTTTCGGTAGCTTCGCAGACAAGCGACCCAGTCGGCGTAGCCTTTAAGTCCGACGGGACTAAAATGTACGTTCTTGGCGGTACTTCAGTGTATGAGTACGGCCTTAGCACCGCATGGGACACTAGTACTGCTAGTTATTCGCAAAGCTATTCAGTAGCTGGGCAAGCAGCTACGTTCAGAAATATCTTGCTAAGCTCTGACGACACTAAAATGTACGTTTTTGGTGGCGGAGTCACTGGCGATATTTATCAGTATGCCCTAAGTACAGCTGGGGATGTAAGCACTGCATCGTTTTCTAAGCAGGCCAACATATACCCCGGATATGTCTACAACGTATTCTTTGTCTCTGATGGGAGTGAAATTTATATTAACCCTCAGAATGACTTCCAATCAATATATTTATACCCTATGGAGTTAAACACTGCGTGGGATTTTGGTGGTTTAGAGGCAGATTTAAATTATTTGTCCGCCTCGATAAATATCATGGCGGGCATAGCTTTTAAATCTGATGGTACAAGGGTATACACCGTACAATATAACAGCACCGCGATAAAAGAGTACACTTTAAGCACAGCGTGGGATCTCGGCACGGCAACTTATGTCGGGTTTAGGACTATGACCGCAGATTCTTCGTTATTCGGTATTACGTTCAAGCCCGACGGTACTAAAGCATATTTAGTTGGACGCTCAACTCCCGGGGTATACGAGTGTAATCTCAGCACCGCGTGGGATTTGTCTACGCTAAGTTATTCGCAGGTGTTGCTGACATCTGCGCAGGACACTGGCCCAATGGCGGTGGCGTTTAAGCCTGACGGTACAAAACTATACGTGACGGGATCTACTGCGGATGCTATTTACGAATACGACCTTAGTACCGCGTGGGATGTGTCCACTGCTAGCTTTCAACAATCATTGTCTGTGTCCAGTGCTACTACTACGCCAGCAGGGCTAGTGTTTAAGCCAGACGGCACTACGATGCTGCTGTTGGGTAGGGAAAGTGCTTCCACTGACTACGACAAAGTAATAGAGTATGGCCTTAGCACGGCATGGGATGTATCTACTGCTACGGTAACTCAAACCAGCGGGACTTTTTCTTACTTGATAACCTCTTTTGGTATGGCCGCATCTTCTGATGGCACTCAGTTATTTATCCAATCTAACTCAACAAAGAATGTCTCTGGCTTAGAAGTAGATAGTGTCTATAGTGTACAGACAATTGAGTTGGACAATGCTTGGGAGGTAGATCGACCTGCGCTACTCCCAAGATTATCCGGCGATGGGCCGTTCACTACCTATGCCGCAGGCCCGACATTCCTAGCGATAAAGTCAGACGGCACTGAGCTATACGCGAAATCGGCTAACCCCGCCTTCATATACACCTATGCTTTAAGCACAGCAGGAGACATATCTACTGGCACGTTAGTTAGTATTGCAGAACTGGATGTAGCCGGTGTTGGTTTTGCTTTTAAGTCTGACGGCACTAAACTGTACCTTGGGTACCAAGCTGGCGCAGACTCCGTGCGAGAATACAACCTTAGTACCGCATGGGATGTATCTACCGCGACTTTATTTCAGTCTGAGGATTTATCCGCAAACGTAACCCGCATACAGGGGCTGACGTTTAAGCCTGATGGCACTAAAATGTTTGTGACAGATGACGCAGAGGACGTTGTACTAGAGTACACTTTAAGTACTGCATGGGATGTATCTACCGCGACTTTTGTGCGTAAAGTAGACGTTACAACATCCGGGCATGCTACGCCGAAGGATATAGCATTTACTTCCTCGGGGACGACGTTACTTTTGGCAGATACACAATCCCCAGCACTCCTTTATTTTTCTTTGGGGGAGGCGTGGAATTTAGGTACGATGTCTTTTGTTGGCGATGTACCTTTGTACGTTTTCTCTAATCCAGCGGGCGTCGTTTTCAACGCTGATTCTTCCCAGCTCTATACTTCCGCAAGAACCAATCTCAGCACTTGGAACATTGTACAGTCTATAGACATCCCGACTCCGGGCGATGTCACTTCTATACAGGGCAGGCAGCTGTCGCTATCGGGCATAGAAGCTAATCCGCAGGGTGTGTACGTCAAACCGGATGGCACTAAACTCTACGCGGTGGGCAGTAGCCTAGACTCCGTGCGAGAATACGACCTCAGCACCGCGTGGGATATAAGCACCGCTAGTTTTGTTCAGAGCTTCTCCGTTCTCACCCAAGATAACAACCCAAGAGACATATTTTTTAAGCCTGATGGCAATAAAATGTATATCTGCGGGGATCAAAACGACGATGTATATGAGTACGATTTAAGTACTTCGTGGGATATAAGCACCGCTAGTTTCCTACAGTCCGCGGATATAGTTAGTTCTTGTGGAGGCCTTTACATAAAGCCGGACGGCACTAAGTTGTATATTTCGCGGCTTGACGACGTTTACGAGTACACACTAAGTACGGCATGGGACGTATCCACGTTGACGTACACTACATTTGAACCTGATAGCGACTGGGCTAATTTAAGCGCCCTATCCTTTAAGCCTGATGGCACTAAGATGTACGTCTCAGGTAATCCCACCAATCTTACCGAATACGACCTAAGTACAGCGTGGGACTTAACTACGTTAACAAAAGTCTATGATTATGGAAGTAATTGTGTCGGCCTATCTTTCAGGTCAACCGGCTTAACATTTATTATCGTAGACGGTGGAATTGATTCATTAATACAGTTAGACATAACATAGTGGAGTTATCATGTATATAAAACTGTCTGGCAACCAGATAACTAATTTTCCGTACTCACTAGGGGATCTGCAGCTGGAACATGCCAATGTTTCCTTCCCAAAACCTGTACCCGAAGCTGTGCTGGCCGAATACGGGGTATATAAAGTACACTCTACTCCCGCACCTTCATTTGATGCTTATGTGGAGACCCTACGACAGGCTTTACCCGAGCTGCAGGTGGGTCGGTGGGAACAGTCTTGGCGTGTCACTAGGCTAGAGCAGTCTGTAGCAGAGCGTAATGTACGCGCTAGACGAGACGGCTTGTTGTCTGACTCAGACTGGACTCAGGTAGCTGATGCGCCGGTCGATCAAGCTGCGTGGGCCGTATACCGCCAAGCACTGCGAGACATTACCGATCAGGAAGGATTCCCCTATTCAGTTAACTGGCCTACGGCCCCGTAATAAGTAAGGATACACCATGCCCGCAACTGAAATACAGCTGGCCCAACTCGAGAGCAAGCTCAACGCTACTGCTAACGATGTAAGCGACATTAAGGGTGTAATGAGCAGCATAGATAAGTCACTGCAAAAGCTCACCATTCTTGAAGAGAGGCACGCTCAGACACGCCAAAGTTCAGAACGCGCGCACCAACGAATTGATGAGGTTGAAGACACACTCAAAGATGAGATTAAGGGGCACGAGAAGCGCATTCAGAACTTAGAGCTGCACGATGCCAAGGGACTATGGGTTGAACGCGTTGTGTGGGTTGCGGTCGCGGGTATAATCGCCGCTATCATTAAGATGGGCCTATAATATGAACTTGTTATCACTGATTGACCCAATCTCTACGTTGCTGGACAAAGTGATACCAGACAAGGATCAGCGCGACAAACTCGCGCATGAGATAGCCACCCTTTCGACTAAACAAGCCCATGAAATCGCTCTGCAACAGATTGAAGTCAACAAGCAAGAAGCCAAGGGAAACCTGTGGCAATCTGGCTGGCGACCGGCCACTGGCTGGGTTTGTGTGCTTGGCTTTGGGATCAATTTTCTTATCTCACCTATTGCTAG